TCGCCGACGTAGTTAGGAACACCAGTGAAGGTGCCAGACATGTCGAATGACTCGGTTGTTCCAGCTAGAGCGATAAGGTCATTGATGATTTCGTTGTCAATTTCTGAAACGATAGCTGCAGAAAGTGATGAAGTCATTTCTGACTCTAGATCTAGACCATGAGAGGCCTTAAGATCTTGCATTGACTCAGGTGTCCAACGAGCTTGTAGCTTACGTGAACCAGCGGTAACAGTCTGCTTCAAGACTTCTAGGGTCATTGCGCGACCACCGAAAGCTTCAAAGTCAGATGTTGATGCAGCTACACCAGTTGATGTACCAGCAGCAGGACCACCAGCAGGAGCTGATGCGTCAGAGGTTGAGTAGAAACGCTTTGTCTTGCTGTTGTTAGCAAAAACTTCTGTACCAGCAAGGATGTCTTCGCTAGTTGCTGAACCAAGGGTACCAGCACCAGGTGTTGCGTTAACACTTTCTGAGTATAGGAAGCGTAGTGAATAAACAAGAGCGACAGGGCCAGCCATTGGTTGAACACCAACAAGCTCAGTTGCAATTGTGCCGGGGATAATACGGCGGATCATAGGGATAACGATCTTTTGGAAATTGCCGATCGCGCCAGCAGTGTTAGTGCCTGTGTCTGCTGTTTCCTTAAGATGCTGCATTTGGCTCTCTAGAACTGGAGCGAGAATCTTCTTCTTGCTTTCGCTGAGACCCTCTAGCAGGATATCCTTTGTTTCTTGCCAATTTTCATATAGTTCCATTAGATTCTCCTTTTGAACTAATTATTTGGTCATACCGGCAAGTTTCTTTAGATGAGCATATTTGTCACCTTCAGATTCTTGTACGGAGTGAGTCTCAGTTGACTCGTCACCAGTTACGACTACAGATCGAGCACTCTCGCGTAACATACGCTGTTGTGCGCGCTGCTCTTCTGCTTCTGAGCTGTCTGAATGATTATCTTCTTTCAGAACACGCCCAATGAAGTTGTTAAATGCCTCTTCAAGTTTATCAGTATCAACGCCAGATAAAACGAATTTCATCTGTTCACGTTTTCTACCACTTAAAGGTGCAAGAATTTTTTCCATTTTTGATTCACGAACAACTTTAGCATTCTCTTCTTCAAGAGCAGCTATAGTATTTTCAGCGTCCTCTAACTTTTCAGAGACCGCTTTAAGCTGTGATTGAGTTGAATCTTCATCAACATATGACATGTTGAATTCAGTAGCAAAAGCTTCAAAGATCTTACGACCAAATTCGTTCTGCTTTACGACTTCTAGGTCTTCACGAAGCTCTAAGAATTCTTCTTGAAGACGAAGTTCGAAAAATGCATCAATCTTATCAACAAGCTGATCAAGTTCTTGAGAAAGCTGTTCAGCCATAGCGCGTTTCTCTTCAACGATTCTTTCAGCATATTCTGCCTCAAGATCGCGGAAGCGTTCCACGTCAAGCTTTAGTTCTTCAATTTCTTCTTCAAGCTTTGTTGTTACATATGTGTCAATGCTTTCAATCAGAGCGTCGCGTTCGTTAGCCCACTGTTCTGCGATTTCAGCTCTTACCTCCATGGTAACTTCTTCTCTTACAGTAGTTTTATACTGCTCGACTGAAGCTTCCCACTGGGTAGAGATTTCCGCCTTAGCATCTTCGCTTAACAGCTCAGAGCTTAGCAATTTCTGAAGGATCTCATCCATGCAGTTCTCCTTTATATATGATTTGAGTTTATTGAAATTTAATTTCAATGGCCTTTTGAACTTTAACGCGTTTGTGAAATAAACGTACAAACAAGCGAGAAACGTACAGTAGTATTTATAAAAGGGCGTTAAAATTCATTAAAAAATTTATCTTTTTAGAAAAAAAACATTCAAAAATTATTTACATCATCTTGATGATCATTATCATTATCATCAAGATCAACGTCAAGATCATTTTCAACAAAATCAACTTCTCTGGAATTAGACATACCACTTACTTCTTGAAATTTTGTTGTTAAATATGAATGAAGAGCATCATGCGCCTCTTCATTTCTATCTTGTATATAATGCGTTAGCATGCTTTTCAATAATTCTCTTTTATCCATTATTTTTTCTCCTATATATTATAAAGCGCATCTATAGATGCGCGAAAGCTACATTATTGAATTTAAGTGTTATGCAGCAGCGTTTTCTTCTCCATCTTTCACACCAGCCTTATAAATCTGAATCATAAGCTCTTCTAGCTCTTCATCAGATTTCCCAGCTGCTTGTGCTGCAAGATCTTTAATAATCTCAGGCAGTTCATCATCTTCTGATTCTGGAGCTCCTTCGTCTTTCGTCATCTCATCATCTACAATATCCTCTTCTTTATCTTCATCTTTTTCAGAATCACTCATGTCATTAAGTTCTTCATCTTCGTCTTTATCTTCCATTATTGGAAGAGATTTTAAGCCGGCAAGTACTCTTGCACGGTTTGATGTTTCTGCTGAACCAACTGCAACGTGCTCTCTTGCATTTGTTGGTATACCTGCTAGTCTTCTTAAAAGATTTTTATCCATGATCATTTTCTCCTTTTCATCTAGAAAGTTTAATTTTTAACTATAGGAATTCCAGCAAGCACTCTTAGTCTGTTTTCTGCTTCTTTAATTACTTGGATTTCTTCCTTTGTTAATTTTGGTAAATTAGACATGTTTACACTGTCTGTTTGCGGCCACACATAAATGTATCTACCAGCAAAATCTTTTACTAATAAAAACCTGCACCCTGCTGCGTCATATAATTTAATCTCAGCGCTATACCCAGGGATAAACTCATTAAAGTCTATATCTCCAGTGCTTTTTTCTTGGCCAGAGTTATATAACCATTTAGTTACAGCATTAATTTCTTTATCAGTGTTTGGTCCACCATTAAAAACATTTCCCAGCATTACTATTTTGTCTGTGGGTGTATTTGTGAAGGACTTGAAAAGTCTACGTCCCACTGTTCTGATTGCAGTTGTCATATTACCCGGTAAGTTAGCAACGATATTCCAGCTAGGCGTTAATACGCCTTTTTCTGTAAGCTCAGAATTAAGCTTAGCAGGAATATTTTCTGGTTTAACCAAAGCAGTCGAAGGCATCTTTGGTTGACTTCCTTGTAATTTTTTTACAGGATCTTGAAGCTTTTTAGTCGTTGATGGATATCCCGGATCATCTGGATCGGGCTTAATATCCATTTTCATCCTTCTCATCTTGTCTATCGCTTCGTCTGACATCTTAATATTAGAAGCTTTCTTTAAAGTTTCTTCTTTGTCGCTTACTTTGAAATTTGGTGATGAAGCTTCTTTAGACTTTTCTTTTTTAGTATCTTTTTTTGTTAAAGGGGCGTCTGGTGTTTTACTAAATGTGTCAGAAATATCAGGTTTAGATTTAGATTTAGTTTTTGTCTTAACCTTAGTTTCTTCCTTTAATCCATCTATGCTATGATTGACACCTAATGCCTTTGAATTTTCTGTAAGATCTATTTTTGACATTTGATATCTGCCTTTCATATGCTAAGAATTCACTTATAGTTATTTATAATAAAAGCAATAAGTTATTTATAAAATCTATAGCTCTATTTAATTTTGAAAACAAAGTTTCCACAGTTCCACAGCCTGGACGCTCCTGCGTTAAACATGTTTTCATGTTCTGACAAATTTGGATTAAACACATCTCCTAGCAGTGTGGGTAACTTTTGCTTTTGGCACTTGTACCTAGAAATAAATTCGCCTTTGTAAATCCAAATGTACCCTGGTTGTGTTGTGCTTTCTAAATTTGCTATTTTTTTAAATGATGCTCCATCAAAAAACTGTCTATCTACATAACTTAAGATAGGAAAGGGTATTTCATCCTTTGCCTTTTTTAATAGCTTGGCTACTCCGCCAATAATAGTTGTATCAAATTTACTAGCTAACCTTATAACTTCCCAACTATTATCTTTTCTAAATCTAGATTTAGCCAACGTGATAACTTGAACTAGTTCATTTTTAAAATATAATCCGTAGGCAGTGGTACAACCCGCGGAGCCAAATAAATGGTATTTTTTGCAAAAGGCATTTGCTTCCTTGGAACTAATTTTTACAATATCACACTGTCTAGCAAAAATGCGGTTTGAATTCTTATTCAATGCGGAACGTAGTATGAATTTAATTTGGTCTTGCCTCTCATACCATAAATGCTCTGGAATCTGAATAAGTCGTATTCCATTATGTTCGCATTTCTCTAGTTTGTAGACATGTTTATTTCTTTCTGCCTGTGATTCCTTTCTAGAATAAGAATGCCAATAATCGCTATTACACTCTATTGCTATTTTTTTCTCAGGCACATAAAAATCCAACTCTAAAGGTCTTATCGTTTGTCTATCATTTTTAATGAAGTTTACGTCCAATTGTTTCAAAAACGCCTGAACTTCTATTTCAAATGAACTAGAATTTTTAGGGCTACAATGATAACACCTAATAGCCCGTTTATACTGCCACTCTGACAATTTCCCGCATGAGTGCAGAGCGCTGACTTTTTTATTGACAAAATCTATCGCCATGTTAGTAAATTGACCATTAGCACATTTATCTAAGACAACGCTGTAAGAGTGTTTCCACGCAGATAGTTGCTGGAAAGAGTAATCATTTGGCCAGGCTACTCCTAAATAATTTGAAAGGGTTTGTCTAGCTTTAACATTTATGATGCTATCTTCACCAACATTCATTGACCCATATCTTTCAATGAATGTTTTTCTCACTTTTGATTTCCAATTATCAGTTTTGGAAATATGCTCAGTTCCAAAAAGCTCTTTAAATCTTTCTTTTGCCTTGCTACTT